GCATCCCCCATGTAGAGGGCGTGCCTTCATTTCACTACTTATGTACCGCTACTTTGTAGCTCCTTCTTCCTATTATAATAGCCGACTTTGCGCCAGTTGGCAAGTCAGTAGTTTACTTTTCTTCCGCAGGTGCAAATAACTCACTTGTTCCGTCCAGAACTCGCTTCTCCTCATCCATCTCAAAGAACCACCCAAACAGTTCGAGGGCTTCATACCCTTTCAGCAGTTTATCCGCCTTTTCTTTGGCATAGCGTCCGCTATAATCATAGGTTTCTCCTACCGTATTCATCGACCCATGCAAGAATACGAGCATTTGATGTGTAATACTCAATCCTTGGAACGTCTCAGTTGCCTGCTTTCTCTCTTCTTCGCTGTACTTCCACTCATCGCCCTCCAGGAAAAAGTCTCTCGCAATCGAACCGTACAAACCGTAACCAATCAGTACCAGGGCTTCCCAGATTTTTTCTCTCGCTACGTTTTCGTCCTTAAGAGCCGGAATTTTTCCAGAAATAATTCCGGAGATAAAATCTTTTCTTCTGGCAGCACTTCCTTTCAGAATTTCCTTTACCTCTTTTGACTTTCTATCCTGCTCTTTCTTCGCCAGTTCTTCTTTTGTCGGCTTCTTCTTTTCCTTCGGAGCTTTCGTAACGATTCTCAAATCTCGCCATGTCTCATACCAGTACATCTGCCCCTTCTGCTCTGGCAGTTCAATCTCATCCGGCACATCGTCTGTCAAGTTGATCTCAATCACCGTTTTCCATTTCCCGTTGTACATCTGCCGCGAATACTGCTCCGGTGCTTTCTCTACTCCCATCTTTTTCAGCTTCGCTTTGAGCTTCTTTGCATTCTCTTTCTTCTTAGCATTTGTAATCTCATTCTGAACCCGGCTCACAATATCTCTGGAACTGCTGGCCTTATCCAGAATCTCATTTCGCATCTCTACATCCTTGATTTTCTCCAGTTCGTACAGGTCCTTCAATGTGAGCTGGAAAGCATCGTCCTGCTGTTTCTCTTTCAGCTTCTCCTGGTCCAGCTTCGCAATATTCAGCCGGTGCCGGACAGTCGATTTACTGAATCCGGTCTTTTCTGCAATCTGGTCTTCCGTATCTCCCAGGTCAAGCATCATCTGGAATCCCTGGGCCTGCTCCTGGATCGTGAGGTCTTCACGCTGGATGTTCTCTAACAGCATGATACCTACCTGCTCTTTCCGGGAAATCTTGCTTCTAATCTGGCATGGAACTTCTACCAGGCCTGCTAATTTTGCCGCCTCCAGTCTTCTGTGTCCTATCAGCGCATGGAAATCACTGATTACCGAAACCTTATCGGCATCCGGCTGATCTTCCGGGTCTGCCGTCAATGCACTTGCCGGAATAACCGTCAGATTCTGCATGACTCCATGTTTCTTCATTGATTCCGCCAGCTCCGTCACATCTCCGAGGTCTTTTCTCGGATTATCCGGATGCGGATATATATTCTCTACTCTAATTTTTACAACTTCACTGCTCTCCATCACTTTTCCTCCTTTTTCTTTTCAAATTTCAGACCCAGCTTTTTCCCATCTTCCAGAATCCGCTGCATCTCTGCCTCATACTCTCCATCACTCTGCACCGGTGCAAATGTCATTCTAGTGCCGTTCTTTGTTGGTTTTCCCATTTTCTGCAATACCGCACCTTTTGTCTGGAGTTCGTCCAGTCTGATGCTGATGGCTGTAATCTGATAGAATCTCTCTTTCTCATCGAACAGCTTTTTTGTCATCCCTGGAAACACCAACTGATATTTCATAATCGTGATTTTGTGTTCCATCATCGCCCCCTCCTTCTCATTACTCTGCCGGGAACTCATACACGATGTTCTTCTTGTACATTGCCGGTCTTGTCGCCTGTGCTGCAACGTCAAAGAACTCAACCGTATAGCATTCATTCTCATGTGCGCCGCAAAAGTCTTTCAGCACCTGTAAGCACCTCTCTTTTGTCGGGTACTCTGCAATCTCTTCCAAACAACCGTCAGATATGCAAATCGTGTGTCTGACAGTTTCCTTCTTTCCTTTGTGGTCTACCTGCTCCGAATACTCCAGAGCGTTAAAGGCTCTTCCAAACCACAGCACTTTCTCTTTATTCTGACTTACAATCAGCATCTTCCTCTTCCGCCTCCTGTTCCCAGAACTCATTTACAACTTCCTGCACTACTGAATATTCCAAATCACCGTTATTCTCCAGCATTCTATCTTCTAACTTCTCAGAAACAGAAATAAACACCTGCTCTGGAAGTTCATCTACGTCCTCTCCTGCCGCAGCGCACACATCTTTTCCCCACTGTACTTTTTCGGACTTTCTTCTTTCCTCGTATTCGTGTTCTGCATACGCATCTGCAAGGTCCAAAACAGCATTCAGCTTATTGTTATCTGGCTCATCCCGGAACAAACCTTCCAATTCGCTCATAAGCTCTTCTCTATCCATCTTTTCACGCCCTTTCATTCCATTTTTCTCTTGCTTCTTTCTGTGCAAGTTCCTTCTGCCCGTTCCATTCCTTCACTGATACATGAGGTCCGAGACTTCCACACTTCGAGCAACAGATTCTATATCCGTTGTTACCCATCCTCCGGATTCCCACTCTCCTGTCTCCGCAACCGCAAAACGGACATGGTTTTAATCTTTCCAAATTATCATCCCCCTGCCTTAATTTTCTCCGGCACATCTTCTTGTGTTGCCGCACCCCTGTAGAACCGCTCCGAACAACTGAAATCCGTAAATGAACCCCTGCATTTCTGACTCTATCGCCACATCATATACCGCAGATGTTATCGCTGTATCAGCTTTCGCCCCAGGAACCTGTGCCTCCATAACCGCTCTCAACCGCTCATAGGCCTGCGTCAGTTCCGGAATCTCCCGGTTTTCTCCCTTCGGGCCAGTAATAAACTGATTGAACAACTCCCGGACATCCTTATATCCGCTCTCTGCATCCTCCACCAGTTTCTGGCCGCTTACCCGACAGTGAAGCTCTTTTTCCATCTTCTCAATACCGGTCTTCTTTTTTCCGTAACATCTATCTCTTTTCATTCTCGCCAGATAGAGCTTGCAGGCTTTCTCGGTCAGTTCCCACATCGGGTACTCCTGGTGTCTTGCCTTGAACTGTGCCATTTTGAACTCTGTCTGCTCCATCGGTTCCAGTTCCACGATAAGCTGTGCGATTCTGCGATATGTAACCGAGTGGTATTCCTGGAACATATCCGCCACCTCCCGGCTTGTCATGATGGTTTTTCCAACCTCTACCGGTTTCTTCTCTTTCTCACACACATCCGCAACTGCCATCTGCGAGATGATCTTCTTTACATCGTCCATCAATTCTACGATCTGTTCGCTTCTCTTCATAATCTGCCAGCTCCTTTCTTCAAAGCACATAATGTACAGCACGCTCCGTCAAGTTTGCTATGATAAACCACGCCTGCGTCCTCCGGTCTTTTCCAGCAAAGTGCTCCGCATACCGGGCAATGCACCTTTTCCCATCCTTCTTTTCCTTCCGGCACACTGGCTAACAACGGCATACACAGCCAACCGCCTCTGTCCGATTCTTTCCTCGGTTCAATCTTCATACCGCTTTTCCGCCTCCCTCATCCAATAATTTTTTCAACTCTTTTACAACCGGATGCCAGTTTCTGGTTCCTCTCACTCTCCGGTACACATCCGCCAGAACTGCATCGCCACCGGGAGCAAAGGCTTCCATTCTGGCCTGGGTCATTCTCATATCGTGGAACCCATCCGTAAATCTAAGTTCATCTCTGTCTTCGTATAAAACAACTCTCTTTGCTCCCAGACGACCCCAGGCTTTGACATTTACCGTCCGCTCAGTTCTCTTCCTCTTCATCACACATCTCCCTCCTTTGCAAATCTGCTGTTGAGGCTTTCCATGATGGCCTCCAGTCTCTTCGCTCCGATTCCCGGTGTCTCACTGATTGCTTTCTGCACTTCCGTAATATCAATCCCCGGAACTGACCGTCTGCCCTCCTCATACGCCGTCTGATACAGATTCTTGCAGAAGTTCTCAAACTGCTGCCGGTCCATCTTCTTCACTCTTTTATAATCTTCTCTCCGGAGCATATAGCCTGCTCCGGATTTCATATTTCTTGACTTATTCATGATCTCTGCCTCCCTACTTTGTCAGCTTCTTCATTGCCTTAAAGAATTTCTTCATGCTCTTCATAAACTTTTTCATGCTCCACACCTCCTAGAATCACTGACAAACCGCTATATTTTTGTACTGCTCAACATCCATGTTTTCTCCTGCAAAGCAGTGTCCTCTATACTCCCACATTCCTTTTCCGACCTTTAAAAATGTGGCGTATGTTTCCGAATACCGCTTCGTTTTCGGATTCACTGCTGTACTATGTGGTTCTCCCACCTGGAAATATCCCATTTTCATCGTTCTGGGTGGCAGGATATTCAAAAAGTAGTCAGCTACTCCTTCATCCACCACTTCTCCCGGCTTACAATATTCATCCCAACTTCCGCAGTCGCTCTTGCACCAACCATCAATCGTTTTCAGTTCCATCTTTAATGCCCTTTCCCTTCCTCACTTTTACTGAGTAATCCTGTTTTTTTCTAAAATATCTGCCGCAGGCAAGGCTCTTATCTTTCTCATAATATCTAACAATGTTCCATAATTCTTGGGAATACCATCATCACACTTAATATCTTCAATGAGTTTCAGCACATCTCGCCTGCGGATTAAATCGTTCTCTGCAACATTCCCTTCCTTCTCTGCATTCTGCTTTTGAGGTAATACAAACTTGATATAATAACCTGCGTAACCATATTTTCTTACAAGTTTGCATCTTTCCTTTTCTCTGACTCTCGGTCTATTGTTCATTAGCACCCTTCTCTCTTTCTAATCTCCGAAGACGCTTTATCCAGTGCCTTCAACAATCTCGGAGATGCCGCAACCTCTTCCCAGGTCAGCCCCAGGCTATCCAATGTGTCTTCAAAATCTCCGGTATATCCATACTCGTGATTATCCAGTTCATACTTGAACATCTGGTAAAGAAAGCCGGTTCCGTCTTCGTCAGCCGCCTTTGCTGCCTCCATCTCGACGTTGTGCCGGTCCAACACCTCATGGAAATGCTCGTGATCTTTCTTCTGGATGAATCCGCCGCCCGGAACCCGGTAAATCTTATCCAGGTCCTTCTCCGGGTCAAGTCCCCCATTTCTCCATCATTTCATCAAACTGCTTATCCGAAAACGCAAATCCCAACGGCAGCTCATTGAACTCTTTTTGCTGTCTGTCTCTCAACTCTCTGTAGCTCTCCATCTTATCTTCCCTCCTCAAACTCAGCCATCTTACTTCTGTCAAATTTCATTGCCGGATATTCGCAGTAACCGCTTCTCCGGGTACGCCCGGTTCTCTCTGCAAATCCGTTTTCTTCCAACAGTTCTACCGCCCAAGGGCAGTTATTGGTGTCAACATACGCCTCATCTTCTGCCAGCGAACGGTCGCACAGGCAGGTGGTTACTCTTGCAATAGGACCATCCCATCTGTTATAAATTTCAACAGCAATGCTGTTGTCTTCCACGTACTTACCGACTCTTAACTTACAGTCCTTATACTCTGAATACTCTGTCTTAACATTCAAACTTGCCATATCAGTTCTCCTCTCTTCCCATTTCCTGGGATAACTGTTTTCTGATTTCCAACTCCGGTGCATCTTCTCTTTTTAATCTGCTCAGACACATTCCACTGTCATGTACCGTAAAATGAATATAACCTTCTGCACTCAATGTAATGCTTACCAGCTTTTCTGCCGTTCCATGCTGGCCTGCAATTTCCGTCAGCTTATCCAGTACCGGCATTACTTCCCTGCTCAGTTCCGCAAACTCTGCCTGTCTCACTTCATTTCCTCCTTTACTCTGGCGAACATATCAAATTCCTCGCACATATCACATTCACTGCTGCTTAAAATATTCTGGCAAACCTGGCATTTCGGGTTTAACCGTCTGTAATAATCCGGATGATTCTTTTTCAAATCCTCAATCGTGAACAGTGCCACTTTCATATCCTGCATACATTATTCCTCGTGCTTTCCCAAAATCTCATCTGCTTCTCTTAACAGTGCAAGACATCTATCATTCTCCTTTTTCAGCTCTTCTTTCTTCCGCACCCTTTCTTTGTAAAACTCCTCATTTTTCAACTCTTCCTCCCACCCATTGATGAACTGCCGCACCTCCCGGACATTATCAAATCCACACTCATCCTCGTAATCATTTCTGGCAGTGAAGATAATATACTTGTTGTCTCCGCGTTCATCATCGATAGCAACCCCAAAATACAACTCATCCCTCTTCTCTTCGTCAAGCGGTTCGAATCTCACATCATCATAGAGCGGACCGACCATCGGGCAGTTATTCTTGAACCATACTCTGTAGTTATCCAGGATGTAATCGCTCGTAACCCCTTTCAAGATGCTCCAGATTTTCGCCAACCGGCCTGCCAGTGCTTTGTCACTGCAAAACCAGTCATACCACCCGGCCTCAATCTGGGTCTTTCTGTCTTTCGCAAGGAAATCTCCCTTGCGGTATCTCTCGCAAAACTCTCTCAGTGTCATGTCTGCCATCTCTATTCCTCCTCGTAATCTTCGTAATCAATATCTGCATACTCACAGATACCTTCATAGCTCGTACCATTCTCGTACATATTTTTCAACGATGCTCCAAATATTGTGCCGTCCCACTGTCTGATTTTGCTTTCAATCTCTTCATTCAGTCGGGCATTGCTTCTGTCTGCCATACTCTCGCTCCTCTCCTACATTTCCAGATGCTCAATTTTAATGGCTTCGTCTACTGCATCTGCTCCGTATCTTTTTTTCAGATAAGAAACTGCCACATCCCACTCGTGCGTATCATTGACCGTCTCAAATAATTTCTTAGCCTCTGTGATGCACTGTTCCACTACCAGGTCCCCTTTCGCAACTCTGATGATTCGCTTTCTCAACTCCTCCACCTGTCTCTGTGCCTGTGCCATTGCCCGGTCAAGCGTCTCTGCATAGTTCGCAGCCTCCATCATATTCTTGATGATTGGCATTCCAAAGGACTTATACAACTCTGCTATCTGTTTCTTACCCTCTACCTCGCTGATGGACGGATGCCATGTATACACATGCTCCACGATGGAATAATCTTTCTGGCTTATCTCAGCCCCAATTCTCTTTTCAAATTCCTGCTTTGTCATACCTCTATGCCTCCACCTTTCTGTAATCTTCTAGGATGCTCAACAGCGTCCCTTTTCCAATTCTGAACTTCTGCTTGTGTCCGCATCTGGTTCCCATATAATTGACAACCGTTCTTTCTAGAAGCTCATGCTTTATGTACTGGATTATGTAATAATGACCATCTCCATGATGAACAACGTCTATGTATTTGTGCTCATTCCGGATGTTCTGGTATGTAGCCTTTTCAGTTCTGTTTGCTCTTGATCTCTTTGCCATATTCTTCGCTCCTTTGAATTATTACTTCGATTTCTCGAACCTTACAGGTAAAAAAATAAGCCTACTTCCAACAAAGCTCTCTTACTTTGTCTGCTCGGCTACCAAATCCATACTTTTCAAGCATCTCCAAATCTGCTTTCACTGCCTCATCTTCCAGCGTGCATCCACAATCGCTCAAAGAATACAGCTCATCTACGATTTCATCAGCAATGCCTTCTTCTCCAGCTTCCAGGGCTTTTTTAATGAACACCCACAGCATCTTCTGTGCTGCATCCCATTCCGGATAACCAAATTCATTTTTATCTCTTTCACTTAACAGGCTTCTGTATATTACTAATGCGTTCATCTTGACTACCTCCATTTGTATCGTGTATTTGTTTTGTTATTTTGTAACTTCATTATACTTCGATAACTCGAACGCGTCAAGTGTTTTGCTTCTATTTTTCAATTATTTTTACCAGGGCGATTTCATATCCCAACGCACTTACGATTTTCTCCAACGTGTCACAGCGAATACCACATTTGCTTCTGGAAATAATCTGGTTCGCATACTGTCTGCTCACCCCGATTTTCTTTGCCAGGTCCACTGGTCGCAACTCCTCAACTTCCAGAACCTTTTTTATTAGCTCGTTGCAGTCAGTTCCTCTAATTTCTTCCATCCTCTACCTCTCTTTCAATCCAATCAGCGACTATCATTCCGCAGCTATCAGCTATCTGGTACAGAATCTCCGTATCATCCCAGGTGTAATTGTTCAGAAAATCTGCCAGACTCTCCCAACCCATTCTCTTAACAATCCGCTTCGCATCATTCTTTTTTATCTCAAACCAGGTCAAATGCTCATCCTTAAATCTGACGTCCCGGCATCTGTCCTGTACATAGGTATCAAGAATCAGTCTTCCAAACATTTCCTACTCCTCCTCAAACAGCTCACTTGCTTTCTGAGCCAGCATCTCATTTCTTCCGGATTTATCATCAAATATCCGGTGACACTCTTCCAACAGCTTGTCTACTCTTTCCTGGGTTACTTCCAGGCCTGCGTTTCGAATTGCTTCTTCCAGGTCTTCCAGATGCCAATCTTCCCTGTACCAGATAGCATTTGCCCTGCGGTAAATCTCATCAATTATCTTCTGTTGATTTTCCTCGGTCGCCTCCAACAGCCACTCAAAATTCAGTTTCCCAGCCTTGGTTGTCGGATTGTACTTTCCGGAACATCTGTCCTGCCGGTCCGTTACATAGGTCTGAACGCCCCACCACGTTTCCGGTTCTTTATCTATGAATCCCTTTCTCTTCCACATTGCCGGAAGTGAATGCTTTCCATGCGTGTTTTCGTTCTTTTGGAACTCTACTATAATTTCCTCTCCCAACGCATTTCTGTCTGCGAAGGTAAACCACCAAACCGGCGGTACTGTATGCTCACACTGATATACTTTTCTCATTTTCCTGCTCCTTTCGCTAATGATTCAGCAATCGCCTCCATCATACTCTGCGATAATTCCAGATACTGCTCTACGATATAGAATTTAGCACTCTGCCCGTTCTCATCCCATATTTCAAAATACCGGAATCCCCGTTCTTCCTCGGCTTTATCCTCCTGCACCTTCACATACCCTTGCGCCTTGCTCTCAACGATTTCATCCAGTTTCTTCATGACCGCCTCCAGGTCAATCGACACATCCACCACTGCACACCCATTTGTAAATTCGTTCTCCCAGAACCCATGCAGGACATACACTACAATTTTCTTTTCCTCCATCCCGGCGTCCTCCTATCCGTAAATAATATCATCGAATATCGCATACTGGATAATCATGTCTGCCACTGTCGCATCTACCATGCAACAATCCAATTCATAGACTCCTTTACTGCATCCTACAGAGTCTTCCGCATCCACCAGGATATTGTACGGCTTGTCTTCATCCTCCAGATACTGTTTTACTCCGCTGAGCAGCTTTTCCTTGTTCAGTTCTCTCTTCTTGCCATCCACCGAATCATGCAATACCAGGACTCCTCCTCTGCTGATCTGCTCCGATGCAAATTCTCCGAGATACTTTCCTTTGACTTCTGCTCGCCTGCACCAGTAGCAAATACCGCCCTCCAGTGCCGTTGTAACAATATCATCAATATCCTCTGTGCTGATTCGTACACTTATCTCAGCCTTGATTTCCTCATACTCTTTTCCCATCAGTCTTCCTCCTCATATCCTACTCTCTCTACATAGTTTACGCTGTCCGGTTCGCATTCAAATTCCGGACACAAGGACCGCCATAACTCCTCCAGTTCATTTATGCCATTTGCGGTCAGCTCTGTTTCATCGCCATCATTGAAGCCGATTCTGTATACGCTCGGCCGCTTACCTTTTCTGACAATTCCTTTGCCCGCTCTTCTCAAATTCATTATTCCTTGTCCTCCACTCCGGCAAACTCCAAGATTTTCTCTCTGGCGAATCCCTCAATCACTTCCAGGTAATTTCCCGGCCACACATCCTTGTTCGGCTCGTAGGTTTCTGTGAACTCATTCGCCCAGTCCACAAATTTCTGTTTCCAGGTTATGCTATCAATGTCTGTCAGTACCTCAAACAGATACTCACTCTCTCCCTTGAGCTGTTCCAGCATCATCGCTATTTCCATCAGATTTTCCGTCTGCTCGTTATACTCCAGCATCACGCCACCTCCTACTCTGTTCTTACCAATCCACCGTTTGCAGGTGCAATTCCGATACTTCCCAGTTCGGAACAATCCGGTGCATCCAGGTTCGCCACATACGCAAGTGAAATCCTCCCATCCAGGTCTTCTCTATCCAGTTCCCACTCTTCTTCCTCTGCACTAACATACAACAACGCCAGGCATCTTCCAAACACCATATTGCTCAATATTGCAGCGTATACAATACCGCCACTTTCTTCTTCCCAGTCGGCAACAGCTTTCTTCTCCTCATCGTTCAAATCATACAGAATACCTGCCGTCTCAGATTTAAGGACCGTTCCCTGCTTTCTGAATTTTGTGATTACCTGCGGCATCATTCCCAGGCGGCACATACGACCAACCGCTTCTTCTACCATTTTTGCTCTGTCCTGCTGATTCTTTGCATCCATTATTTCTTATCCTCCATTTTCTTCTCTAAATCTTCCAGTCCGAGTGTTGCATTTACGAATGCCAGCGCACATGCGGCTCCGATACATTCTCTGATTCCGGTTGAAACTCCGACAATCAAACACACCAGCATAGCCAGTGAAAACATTCTTCTGCTTTTCTTCATTTACTTTCTGCCTCCTCTGTGATAAACTTGGTAGCACGAGGAGAACTTGTCTCCCCGGCTACCGAGCTGTTTTTCAGAACATTACTTGAACCAGGTCAAAACTGCCGTAACAACTGCTATCAGCATTGTTACTATGGAAATTACGATATGTGTCCAGCATTCATAAATTTCAATTTTGGTCTTCTTCAACTGCTCTGAAAGCAGCTCTTCTTCTTTTTCTTCAATCCTGCGTTTTCTTTTTCCCAACAGGCAATTCCTCCTTTCTCATTTGTTCTGTCCTCTGCATTTCTACGGGGTTGGAACCGTCTGGCAAGCATATGTACTATTCCATCAATCTTGCCGCCTGCATTACTTTGTATCGTGTATTTGTTTTGTTATTTTGTAACTTTATTATACTTCGATAACTCGAACGTGTCAAGTGTTTTACTTCTATTTTTCAATTATTTTTCGAGCTGTCGAATTAGTGTGTGTAGCATCTTTGCAACGCAAAGTGCTATTCTTTTTTATCTCTTTATCTATCTTTATCTCTATCTCTTACTCTATCTCTAATTATGGTGTAGAAATCATGTAAGAAATCTTACAAGGTTTTATATATAGGAAATGTTTTTTCACTTCGATTTTTCGACTTATTCACATTATCAACATTCTTCCTGTGGATAACTTCGGAACTCAGATTGAACTTTGCAGAACCGCATTTTCAGCATATATGGCTATAACATCGTACACGCTTCTATACCGGCTTTTAGCTCTTAGGCATAAGTTAGTATCTAAAAACGTCTATCGTTACTCAGGCACATTTCGTCAAATTTGAAGGGGATTTTTTGTGAATTTTGTATATTGATTTATTCTACGGACTTGCTCCGCAATAAAAAAGAAGCCCCGGCAGAATACCGGGGCAATGTGACATATTTTCCTTTTTGACCAAAAGAGGTGTGCTTAATTTTCTTAGTTCCTTGCCTTAAAGGCATTATTTGATGTATACCTTGCCATCGTAATAAGCAGCCATCCAACCGCTCGGTGCTTTCATCCAGATATCGTTTCCGACATTCCGAACTTCCTGGCACGTTACAACCGTTCCTGCATCCAGGCAGCCATCATTGTCCCTATCGTGTTTCTGGCCGTCAGCCGTCAACTGCGAATGTTTCTTTGCGCTGTAGTTTGTTCCTGGACCTGTACGAACTTTCAGTTCTACCTGCAAAGTGTACTCATGTCCAGCAGTGTAAGACGGAGTGTTCTTCTTTTCCGGAACACTGGCTGCTGTCTTTCCATTGTAAGCAGAAACCAGCTTACTCTTAGATACCGGTCCGTACTTGTCGTCCTGCTCCAAACCGTAAAATGCCTGGAACGCAAGCAGAGCTTTCTCTGTGTCTCCGCCAAAAGAACCGTCTACTCCGGAACTTCCGCAGGAGAATCCGCAACCGATCAGCATTTTCTGCATTTCTTTTACTGCGTCCCCGGAATCGCCTTTCTGGAGATAATTTCTTACATTAACCGTTCCGGATGCAGATGCTGTCACTCCGGTGTAACGGTACACATGAATCCACGGCTTATTGTAATAGCTGCGGATGCAGATTTCTCTACCGGTCTGATCTCCAGACTTTCCTCCTGTGACCGTTCCTTTCTCGTTGATACTTGCGTGCACCAGTTTACCATTTCCGCAGTAGAATGCTGTGTGTCCATTTCCGAGCAGGACATCTCCACGGATCATTCCGCTACCGGTTGCCAGATCCACGGATTTTACAACATCCTTGAATCCGATTTTTGGCAGAACCTCCGGCATGTTGCCTGTATAGGTTGCTCCGCTTGACTTTGCCGGGATTCCGGCCTCTTCCAAACATCTGATTACCAGCCCGGAACAATCGTAATTCGGTTTGCCCCAACGGTCCACCTGGTCGTAACCGTGTGAATCGTCCAGGGCGATTGCCTCTGCTCTTGCTACTGCATTTTCAATTTTGCTCACTTTGTTTTCCTCCTTCTTCTGATTCTGGTAAATCTTTAAATACTGCTCCCCGTAAGAAGCCCTTGTTTTCTTCACTGCCGAACCGGTATTCGTCGGAGCCTCGAACTTAACCAGAAAGATATCAGACGCTTCCTGTACTGATGTCGCTGTCTGTAATACCTTCCAGACGCTCTTATAGCTCTTCTGCAATTCGCTCAGCATATACTCCGTCTGCGCCTTCGCATCTCCGATGGACACTCCTCTGGACTTGACCAGATCGTAAAGGCCGGCCTTTCTTCCGGCAGATGTCCACTGGCAGAATCCGTAACCGTACTGCCTGGAATCTCCCAACGGATGCAGGAACAACGCTCTCGTTATCTTTCCGGAGTCTACTGCTTCCGTGTAGGTATCGTCCGTGTATTTATAGTTCAATTTCTTCTCGCAGAGATTTTCCAGATTCCGGGGATTCGCTCCGGATTCTGCGTAAATATTCCCCATAGCCGCACATGCACCATATATCGTGCAACCAGCAGCCATCAAAGCGTCAAACAAAATATCTGTGTATGTATTCCGTTCTATTGCCATTTGTAAATTCTCCTTCATTCATAAAAAAGGGGCAGGGATTTCTCCCCACCCGGTCATAAGTATGTGTCCTCTTCTGGGTCCATCTCATCATCATCTTTCGGATGCAACTGTCCCATCTTGTCCATCAGCAAAAATGTCAACGGAACGAACACCGCAAACAAAATTACCAACGGCCAGAAGATTCCTGCTATCAGCAGCAACACTATCACAAGCGGATAATTCGGCTTGTTTGGCTCATAATACATGCCATTGTCCTGGCAGTATAGTTCTTCGTCTTCATCTTCCATCCGGCACAGTGTCCGGATACCCCAGATATAGACCGGCTGACACAGCAAAATCCCCAAAAGGTACACCAATAGGATTTTTAAGCCCATAGCTCCTCTCTCCCTTCTCCGATCAGTTCTGAGAGCCATTTACCTTTCCATCGTCCAAAAGGTCCTTAACTTCCTTGAACCACCAGTCAATAATTTTCAGCAGCACCTCTTCGGACATGATTACCTGCAACCACTTAGGCAGCAATCCTCTTGCCTGCTGTACTACCCATTTCAGTTTCTGTTCTCCCTGGCCGGACTCTTTGTAGATATGTTCAGCGTGCAGGAACAGCTCGTACACCTCTTTACGGATGCCCTCCAGTCCTTTCGCTTTCGCATACTGATATACGACCACTGCTGTTATAACGACCAGCACTGCGATCACCAGGATCAGAACCGGAATCGGCACCTGGTTTAAAAAATTCAATAATTCCATAGAATCAATCCTCCTAATATGCTTTGTAATCTCTTGATAGTTCCCTGTATCGTTTTTAATTGTTTAAATGGGGAAATTATTGCCTAACCGCTATACGAGCGGATATGAGGCAAATACAGCCTTCCATTTCATTCCCCTGTGATATGGTTTACTCCCTGCCTTGTCAGAAAGTTCTCCAGATCATGTTTCTGCTCCAGCTCATAGTCTAATGCGGCGTGCATGTCCCCGTTGCACTTCGCATCCGGGATTCTCTGTACTGCTTTGGCTGTTGCCTCCGACAAACAAAGAGAACCGTCAAGAGCTTTCAGCATCATGTACTGTAACTCCTCACGGTTCTTCTCTTTGTCATCCTGTTCTTTTTGTCTGCGTGCCCGTTCGTCTTTCTCCGCTTCTGCACGTTCCTGGATCCGTCTTTCCAGTAACCAGAAACAAAATGCTACGATGGCAGATGGCACACCGGCAGCTATCAATAACTGCATTGGTTTCTCCTTTCTGATTTTACTTCGGATTTTCAGAACTAATCTACTTCCGTGGCTCTGCTCGTATCCGCATAGGCTGTCCCTCCTCTGCTCTCAAATGTTATCTCATCATCGTCACAGTCTGCATACTTCCGGCACGCATACTCAACAATGTCAAGATCTGCCTCTATTTCTTCCAGGCTCTTTGTCGGTGTTCCCTTGACCAGAAATACCAGGTCATAGATTGCCGACCAGAGCTTTGAGATAATCTGTAGCTTTGTCATTCTCTTTCTCTTCTCTCTTCCTTCTTCCGGAATAGGTGGTAATGCGGCTTCTCTTCTCCGAAAAATACCCAGCGAATATAATCGTCCAAGATAATTCCAAGTGCAGACAAAAAGAACCATAATGCCGTGAACTGAGGGCATATCTGACCGAGGATATTTCCAGGCATATTGCTATAGTCCCACATACGCAGACCGAGCCATACGTTCAGAACCAGTCCGAACAGAAATTCTATTGCCGTGATCCCTGTCGCCGCAACTAACTGTTGCAAAACCAGTGGCATGCACCGGTTCTTCTCATTGATTGCACCGCAGATAGTGAAGCACAGGCCTCCGCAGATTATCATTGCCGTGAATGAATAGCCACGGAAGATAATTTCCAGCAAATAATAAATGCTCCCTCCGAAAAGAAAGAGCATTGGATATTTGATTATGCTTTTCATTACGAAATACCTCCGGATGCCAGAATCTTCATGTAATCTTTCAGAACCTCGTTCTGGAACTCTTCCGGGATCTCAGCTCCCCACTGGATCTGCTCCAGATCACTCGCTTTCTCTGCTGACTTGATCCACATGTTGACCGCATTGCAGTAGGTTGTGTTGTAGGACACATAGAACATTGCCCGGTCAACGATTTTCTGCATATCTGCGGCTGTGAAATACTTACAAGGCTGACCGTCTTCGTGGTATTCCAGCTTTTCCTCTCCTGCCAGCAACTGCATTTTCTTTCCAAAAAGATTCAGCTGATCTTTTTCTGTCAAGCTGAAATGCTCTGTACCGGTCGAAATTTCTACATCGATTCCTGCATATATTGTCTTCTCACATGCCTCGCTTGCATTGCTGTAGGCCTGCATACGCAATTCCTCCAGACTGTATTTGTCTGCCAACTCTCCCTGTGTAATCTCTTCTCCTTTGTTGTACCAATAGTCGAAGTCCTCCGCAATGGATTCCTTTGAGGCTTTCTCTCCGGTCACAGCAAAATACACTTCATCTGCTGTGTACGGAGTCCCTTTACCGGCTCCGCCATCTTCCGTTTCCTGCTTCTGAATGTTCTTCCGCAAAAATACGTCTGCCACGCCGGAGCTTCGCAGGTAATATTCCATGCTTTCAATTTGTTCTGTGCTGCATATTACTGTCAACATGCCAATGCCTCCTTTGCTCTGTTTCTTTTACTGAGATAACTCAGTCTTCTTTTGCAATATTTCTGTAATTCCTCAATTCCATATTTCTCCATGAACTGATGCAGGTTGCTATTCTTAAACCAACCGTAATAAGATACTGCTCTCTGTGCCATTCTCTGAGTTACTTCATACCCTTTCATCAAATAAGTTTTGACCTTCTTAAAAGCTCTCCTGCCTTTTAGAAAAATATGATCTCTCAACACTGTGCAGTTTCTCTTGTACACGTATCCTGCCAAATCCGCCGGGCAACCGTGGCTCACTCCATATTTGTCCTCGTACTCGACATAATAGAACCTCCATGATTCCTTAAATTCCTGATGCAGTTTTCTTTCCAGACACTGTTGTATTTTTCGGAATGCCATCATAAGATACTTCCGATTAGAGCCACTCAGAAATACATCATCCATGTACATTGCCTGGTGGCTCAACAGTCGGACCTTGATCAGGCCGTTTCTCCTTGACCTTCTGGTAACGGTCAATTCACTTTCTGCATAGTGATACAGATAGCTCATGTAGTAATTCGCCAAATCTTTCGAGATAACCGAACCGACAAACAAACCTTTGTCTTTCTCTTTCATTATCAACAACAGTTTTCTTGTCAACCACAGCAATGGTTTATTCTTATGGATATCCCTTTCTAGCATTGCTATCAGCACATCAATGTCTATATTCTGATAGCATTTCCGGACATCACACTGAATCGCTACTTTCGTTCCCTGCGGATCTGTCCGAATCCATTTCTCAACTCCTTTTTTCGTATAGAGCTGACCTCTGCCTTTGATGGATGCACACTGCCATGTTCCGAATTTCTTCTCAAACAATTCCTGCAGTCCAAGGTCTGCCAGATGGTCAAATATCTGGTGCTCATACGATTCTATTTCTAAGTTCCTTTCTTTCTGTTTTGCCCCTTCAATGACCGTCCTTGATACAGTCGGCGGCAAACTCAATTCTCTGTTCATCAATCTGTTATTTAATTCCAGTGCCAGATTGTGCACTGCTCCATCAAGCATATGCTTATTTCCAGTTTTCAAGAGCTTTAGAATCTTCCCAGGCGTATACTCGCAATGTCGGGAAAGCAGATTCCGTATATCCCGGCGTTTCCACTTTCCCTTAAAGCAATTCCGTATCGCCAGCTCCATCATCGAAATATCTTCGATATCTACATTCTTACAATACGTCTTCATCTATGTAAATTTCTGAATACTCCTTCTGAATCTCAAGACCTTTCGGTTTTACTACTAAGCCCACTCCGTACCCACTGTGTTACGAAGTCCGGTTGCCCGGTGCTGGTTCGACAATTTTGCACACGTGCAGGATGCTTTTCAGCATGCCGGATCAGTTTCAGATGCTGTCCGGCGAAGTACGGCATACCTCGAATAATTATTCAGAGTGACGAGCCGAGATGTTCCAGTTGCCGTTACCGAGCCAATTGTTCAGATTGGCAATCCGCAACCCGGCATTCGACCTGTTCCTCAGGTTGCCGAGCGACAGGAACTCCCCGGATACCGTAAATCCCTATATCATACATTTATTAGTTACAAAAAATTATAAGGGGCGATCCCCTCTTTGGGGCTACGCCGCCAAATTCACCCCCATAGACGATGCCCAGTCTACGACTGATCCTCGTCTTCCAGTGAGAGAAGGACGAGCCGAGAAGGACCAGTAGCCGTCACCGAGCCAATTGCCCAGATTGGCAATCCGCAACCCGGCAAACGACCCGTCCCCCAGGCCGCCGAGCGACAGGAACTCCCTTGTGCCGTTGGCACGAGTTCCTGTATGTACCGCATCCCCAAATCGCTTATTACTGTCTCCACCGTACTCCGAAGCCATCCTAATGTGTGGGAAGTTGACATCAAAACCAAGGTTTTTGATATACTTCCATGCATTTCCGGAATCCGGAATCACATACCCCAGTTTCTTGTAATGCTCATTGATTGCGGTAGCAAAATACTTGCAATCGTAACAGGTGTAAATTTCCTGCTGGTACGTGTCTGCCTCTGCATCATAAACACCGTTCAGTATCACGTCAGAACGCACCACATACTGTCCAAGTGCAAACTCGATACCAAGGAACTTGAACGGCTCTTTTCCATTCGTATTGCTGTATGGCGATCCGCAAGTTCCCTTGACCTTATCCGTTGAACCGGTATGCCACGGCATAGTCGAAATACATGTAGTTGTAGACGTGTTAAACGTCACTCCTCCATTATCAACATATAATGCGTAATTTCCAGAATCATCATCCAATGCCTCAATCTTCGTTACTTTGACACGATTTGCGAGGTTGTGCATATAAGACTGACCTCGGTCTTTATTCGTACTGCTTCCCATCTCCCCAATAGATACGCAGCATCCGATCGGAAAGTATTCTGCCTGCTTTTTGGTCAAAATGATTCTTTCAACATTCTCTTCTGCAACTGCCGCCATATACTGGTCGGCAAATCCTGTACATCCTACCATGACAGCCTGTGAGTTCATATTTGCAAATACGATCATGAACAGTGTTTCCCAGATTTCTGCATCTGAGCAAGTCTCTCCGCAATACTGGTCGCCACGCTTCCGGAATGTTGTAATCTGTCCATTATGTGACACATTGTATGCCGGGGCGAATCCAGGAAGTGAATAATACGAGCTGTTAAAATTGACGGCTTGGTACTTCGGGATCAACACATATGGTCTTACCGATCCATCTGGTCTAATCGCTGCTGTGTACGGGATGAAAGGAAATCCCGGATACTCAGATTCTCTCCACGAATCCGTAACCGAAATTTTTGTACCTTTCTTTCCAAGTGGTCCCATAATTCCAACCGTATCGATAATTGTCCGAATGTATCCTGTTTTGAGGGCGATACATACATCTCCTTTTGTTCCGTCTGTCCGGAACTCTGGTTCTCCTTTGACTGCCGTAATATGAAGCTCTCCATCTTCATCTGCATAACCGTTACACTCAACCGGCTTAAACAGTGGAATTTCATCATAGGGGTTCTCATTCCTCACTGCGTTTGTGGACGGAACCGGTGTTGCGACATCTGCGTTGTCGTCTTCTTTCGTGCCAGTGCAGACCATTGTTTCATCTGCATCCTCGAAAAACACAGAATACGTTCTTCCATCATAATTACGGAACATCATTGGATAGCAATCATCCCTTACGGATGCCGCCGCCTGTTTCGCCTCTTCCGCCTGCGTCAGTGCTTCCTGCGTTGCTGCTTTGGCGGCTACTGTTGCCTGATTTGCATTTTCAGTCGCCGCATTTGCTGCTGATGTCGCCTGCGCAGCCTGTTCTGTAGCATCCGATGCATTTTTTACTGCCGCATTTGTTTTCTTTGTAGCATCATTTGCATTTGTTGTCGCAGTCTTAGCCGCTTCTGCCGACTGATTTGCTAAAGACGTTGCTTCTGTTGCAGATTTCGTAGCTGCCGATGCATTATTGGCTGCTGTATTCGCTGCCATTACAGATTGCTGAATCGCTGAGTCAATCTGTTTTGCAGAATCAACGACTTTCTTTAAAGCTGTCTGCTGTGTTTTACTGGCCTCTGTAGCTTTCTCGATTGCAGTCTGCTGTGTCTTACTCTCAGACGTAGCCTTTTCTGTAGCAGTCTGCTGTGTCTTTCCGGCTGCGGTAGCTTTCTCGATTGCATCCTGCTGATCTTTACCATTGGCGATTGCCGTAGTCAGATTCTGCAATGCAGCTTTGACTTCCTCAGACTTCGTGTTGATAGATTCTACCTGCTCCTGCATGGTAGTCACCGACTGATTGACTGACTCTTTGATACTGTTGTAGCTTTCATTTTCCTCGTGAATCTTCTGCATGCAGGAGATAAAAGCTCCTCGCACCTCTTCTCCATAGACCGCATTTCTAAGCTGATCTATTTCCTGGGAAATATCTGCCATTTACTCCACCTCCTCAACTACAGTCTCTCCTCCGATGTGCTTTTTCTTAATGACCGTTTTTTCTTCCGGATCCGGTTCCGGCTCTCCTCCCAGATCTGGCTTAGGTTCCCCCTCTGGCGTTGTTCCTGGAAGATCCGGATTTTCAAAGAGCGTAATCAGATCCTCTTTTTCTTTCTCGAAAGCCTCCTGTTTCTCTTTCATCTCAGCTTCGTAATGGGCTTTCAGTTCCTCTTCGTATCTGGCCGTATCGTCCGCCAGCTCGTTTGCGGCATTTGCTCTGATTTCTGCAAGCACTCCGCTCAGAATCCCCTCTGCCATGAAAATAGGCAGCCCGTAAGCTGCCATCGTGTTTCCAACCTGCCTTGTGATTGCCTGCTTCGCATCAGCATAAATAACACTAATCGGTCTGTTTGGTTTTTTCTTTTCTTCCATCTTCCTTTACCTCCTGCTCTCTTTTGATGGTTCCTACAGCTACACTGTTTTTCGCTACCTTTTCCGGTGCGTCTCCTCTCGGAAAAATAATTTCCATCTTCTTGCCTCCTTCTTAGTTCCAGTAACCTACTATGATTCCGTTGTAAACTCTGAGATGTGAATACGTCCAACTGTTGCCATTGTTCGTGATCTCACATACAATCGGTATCGATCCGCTAAATGCGTTATACCCTCCAGCAGAAATCGAACCTATCTTGAAGTTCTTCAGCGTATACCAGTTTCCAATCAGATTACAGCCCATATTCACACCATATTCATCGTAAATACTGTTTGCTCGGCTAAAACACAACATAGTAGTGTAGGAAGTTGCTGAGGAACTTGCTTTTTGAGCAAATGCCATATACTTTCCTTGTGGTTCCAAATCGAACACTAATCCCTTATGAGCATTGTTCCCTGACCACTGGTTCGTTCCAATCGCTCCGACATAATACCCGTCTCTATAAAAGTGATTACCCGTTTCATCGAATACCGCACGCTTCTTGGAGTTCTCTACTCCGTAATTGTAAATAGCAATTTCTCCTGGGTTGATCTGCACGTATTTTGAGTTTTTATTGAAAGCTATAATCACGTTGTTGTAATACTGCGTGATGTAAGAGCCCATTTCACCCTTGCTCACTTTTGAAGTGATGCTCTCTGCATTTTGCTTGATAGAAGAAGATAACGTTCCTTCTTGTGCCGTTGCTCTCTTCACTTCGGATTCGATGGAATCTTTTAAAATCGTCAACTGAGATTCCGAGTATGCAGACATATATCCCAGAATCTCCACGTCCGTGATATATACGGTCGTATTTGCTACATAGTTGTAAAAATACGTATAGAAATATGACGGCGTTGCATAAGATGTAAACTCGAACTCCGTCCACTCGTCACTCAGCTCTCCTGCATTGGTATAAAAGTTTTTGCTGTCAATCGTTAATCTTATCCTTGCCGTATCTGCGTCTTCTGCATTACACGCCGCCTTAAACCTAACTGTAATGTCTCCACGCTTCTCCCATGGTCTCTGATACCAGGAGATATTGTATGTCGAAGATGTGTTCTCAATCTTCGCACAGCTCTTGCTGCCAAAGGTTGTCTGTGTGACCTGGGTTGTGTTGCTCCTTCCCCAACCAGTAAACTTATCATCGTTATTTGAGAACTTTCCATTGCTACAATAGTTATGCAGCGAATTTTCATAGAGATCTGACACCGAAGCTGACACTTTGCCAACTTCTACATCTATCCTGGCATTCAGATCATCCAGTAGTTCCTGCATGTCTCTCAGACATCGGATGTTCGTGAGATACACCACTGAACCGGTATATCCGTAAACCGTGATTGCTACAGACTTCGCCGCTTTGGTAATCTTCACTTGCTTACTGTAGGTGTGAAATTCATCCGCACTATATCCGCTGAAATATTCTGTAGACTGGTTCTCTGAGAATCCATACCGTACATAAGACGGGCGGTACTTTGAGCCTTCTGGATATGCAGCCTCAACAGCAATCTTATAATTGCCAGCTTCCATAGTTCCCAGGCTTTGTGTCAATGTCACCGAACCATTTGCGGAGAATGTCAGCTTGATCGCATTCATGTTTAGGAACTCCGCTTGCTCAATCGTGCAGCTACCAGTTATGCCGGATGCAGTGAACTTTCTTTTATCAAGTGTCTCTTGCTCACCACCAACTATATAGTTCTTCCGGGCAACCGTTTCCTTTACACTTCGTACAGATAGCGAAATCTTATTCTCCAGGTTGGAAATGGAATTCTCAATCTCCTCTCTGGCTACTCTGACTTTATTATCAGCATGATTCTTCGCCGCTGTCTCGCTCTCTGATATCTTCGTTTCTACCGATGTCCGGTATCCGGCATCCAGCGATTCTGTCTTGACGGAATTTACCAGAAGCATCTCCCCATTGATTTTTCCATCCATGGTCAATGCCACTCCGTCTATCGGTCCGTCATACCCCTGGCTGTAATGAGCAAAACCGCCAAGTCCCCATCTCCACAGATTCTTGGCTTTGTTCTTATAATCCACATCATCAGCAACGATGAACTCATTCGGAACGTGTACTGCATATCCACTGGCTACCTGTTTATTTATTAGGTCCTGTGCGCTTCTGAGAGCCTCCTGCAAGATTTCTGTCTTACTTGGCAAGGATTTTATTGTCTCTTCCATTTCAGCCGTACTCTGGCGGTTTGACGAGGTGTAGGACTTAGCACTCGTCTCATCGCCCAACGTAACGGTGTTGTTCTTGAAGCTGGTAATATACACTTTCTTCTTTGTCAGCGGAAATTCCCGGTCTAAACCGTTCGGTGTGGAAACACACTGGATCATGTTGCCGATCTCAAATCTCTGGAAAGATTCATCCGTCAGATTTAAGTCTATCGCTTTCAGCTCCAGTACCATCTTCTCAAACTGTACCGACTTCAAATATTCCTCGGCCTTTTTCTTTAAGTTCTCTGGAACTGTCACATCGTCCCAGGTTACAGTCTTGTAAATCTTGCCGTATTCCTTCACTGCGTTATCGTCTGTGACATAATCCACGCCACCGTTGACGCTCGCAATGGTTCTTCTCTGTTCAGAGATTGCCTCCAGTGCCGGGTCCTGCTCATCTTCATCCAGCTTCGCTCCCAATGGGATAATACACGTTGCCAAGTCCGAAGCATCCATGTTCTTTGAGAAATCCAACATGTTCTTCCCAAACCGGATGCCCTGCGTGTTCCTGGTGTAATAGTCTTCATCTGACAGGTAATCTAGGATTCTCAGACCGTCCTCATGCCGGATAACCAGATGTCCTCCAAGTCTGCTCGTCAGCTTCTCTTTGAACGCCGTTCTTGTGTCCTCGTAATTGGAATACCGGTACAGTGAATCATTAGAATCCTTTACCGTTACCCTGCCGACAACGAACTGCTTTCTCTCTTCTACCTGTGCATTATGAATGTCTATCAAATCCTGCACATACGCTTTGACCGAAATATTATGATAAACCTTCGGTCTCTGGATGCTGTCGCACAAAAAGGCAAGTTCTCCTTCGACGAAGACTTTCTTTGTTCCAGAAAAATCTTCATCATCGTAGAGAACTCGCCCATAAAACTCCGGCTCATCATCCCGGTAAATCACAATATCTGTTGTCAGCTTCGTAACCTTGTCATAGTACGGGTGTGTCGGAAACACCTTGAAGGTTGCCGAACCGTTGATGTTATCCCCGATTTCAAAATACGGATTTCCGCCAACGGTCAGTGCCTTTACCCTGGCATCGTGAATCGTGTACTCCTTGCTGTCCACATAGGCTTTAATCGTATACATCTACAGCATCCCTCCTCTGTGAATCAGCGTGACTTTGCCCGTTCCCTGGAAGTAAAGGTCATTCACTCCCTTGTACAGAACAATGTCATACATGATATTCTCGCCAGTATATATCGTATAGGTTGAATTACGATACCTTACCTTCATTTCCGCATTGGAAACAATTCTGAGCGTTTCGTTATGAACCCAACCGTCCAGGCTGACTTTCTGCCAACCGGAGCCAGAGCTGATCGTGATGTCTGAGGTGTTACGGATAACGCCATTGATGAAGCTGAACGTATCCCACTTCCAAGGCTCATCCGAAGAATCCACGCTGATTTTATACGGCTCGCATTTACAGCTTATAACAATCTCCGCCGTTACATCGTTATTCTTCTCTGTCTCTATCTCACACCTGCCGGTATAATAATATCCCTTGTCGGTGTCAAGGATGATTCTCTTCGAGATTCCCTGCAAATCAGAAGCGATCTGACTTAACAGACCGCTCCATCTTTCATAACTACAGTTTCTTGCCCCGAATGTGAATTTCAAGGTTCGCATCTCATATTTTACGCCGCCGTTCTGAGCTTCTGAGAGGTCCAGGTCCCCGTTCATGCCGGGGACGCTCACATACTCTGTCTTTGCTTTCGGTATGCCGATAGCAATCTTCTTGAGTCTTAAGCCCCAGTCCCGGAACGAATGCGTCTCATCAAACGTAATGCCTACTCCCGACATGATTAACCTCCTCTCTTCTTGTGTGTATCAATTCTTGCCATGTTTTCATCGACAATCGGTGTTGTTGTATCTCCAACTTCCCTACCGTCCAAATCTACATGAACGTGTGTCTCTCCGGTAATCTCTACCGTTGTGTCTCCACTCTCGAAGACGCCTTGCTTTTCTTTCTCGACTTTGTATGTTGTGCTGACCTTCTTATCAACAGCAATCTTTCCGGTTTCCACATTAACCGCCGTCTGCATCCGCTTTCCAAGACTGGCCATCTCATCATCCATCTGCTTATACAGGTCTGGCATCTCGGCTTCAATACCTACGCCGATACCAGGCGGAATCCACTTACCAATCTCATCTGCAAAGACTTTGGACGGGGAGTGAATACCTAATGCTCCCTTAACACCGTCTACGATGCCGGAGAAGAAACTCTGCACCTGGCGTCTGAACCAACCGGCCGCATTACAGATTCCGTTCCATACACCCATCACGATGTTGTAGCCTACATTCGCCATCTGGGACGGCAAGTTCGCTACGCCATTTATGACGGCACTGCACAAATCAGATGCTGCCTGTCTTCCCTTCGCTACCATATCGGAACCCCACTGGATTACCTTCTGTAGCGTATTACTTAACCAGGTCCAGATTTTTCCTGGCAACTGGGAGAAGAAATTGACGATTGCATCTATCGTGTTAGAAGCTATCTCCTTCGCTTTCTGTAGGGTGTTAGAACCCCACGTTACCAGCTTATTAAAGGCATCAGTCAGCCAGTTCCAAATCTTGCCCGGCAATTCGGAGAAGAACTTCACAATGTTGTCTATACAGTTGCTTGCTATCTCTCCGGCTTTCTGGAGCATCTGACTTCCCCATTCAACCAGTTTGTTGTAGGTGTTTACCAGCCAGTTCCAGATTTTCCCCGGCAATTCAGAGAAAAACTTAATGATGCTATCTATCATCTGAGGAACATTCGTTGTGATCCAGTTAATCACATTTGCTCCCCATTCAATCAGCGTACCAATTACAAAGCCTATCGCATAACCGATTTTGTATGGCAGGTCCGTAAAGAACTGCACAATCGAATCAATAATCTGCGATACTACCTCAGATGCCGTTTCCAGCATGGAAGCTCCCCACTCAGCAAAACTGTCTGCTAGTGAGCTAATCGCATCTATGATTTTTCCTGGCAATTCGGAGAACCACTCAACAACAGAGTCAATGAATTCTCCTATGCTATCCAGGACACCAGAGCCCCATTCAGCGATAGCCGAACCAAGTTCGCTCAGCTTATCCGGTATGCTCTGGAAAAATTCTACAATCTGGTCCCAATGTTCCTTGATGAGAACAATCGCCGTTGCTACCGCAGCTACAATCCCAGCTACCGCCGCCGCAACCAGTGCAGGTGCTCCAAGGATAACAGCCCCGACAGCCGCCAGTGCAATACCGACTACCATCAGAACCTCTTTTATGGCACTGAAACCATTTACAAACATATCTACGAAATTGGTAACTGCAAGAATCGCTCCTGCAATGATAGAACCAATTCCGGCTATTGATGAACCGAACTCTGTAAAGAATCCGATTGCCTTCTGAACTGATCCTCCGATAGAGGAGAAAATACCTGCAACCTTCGGGAACTCCAGTTCCAGAACTTCCATCAGTGTTCCGGCTCCGCCCTTCCAGAGTGCGAATCCTTCTACAACTTTTCCGATTACTCCAACCAGTCCGGAAACTCCGCCTTTCAGTGTGCCAAGCACCTTGAACAGAGATTTTACAGAGGACAGAACAGAACTTGCAACGCTCAGAGCTGCTATGGACGCCGCAATCACGCCGATTGCATATCCGACAGCCTCCAGCACATTCGGGTCTGCTCCATCAATCACACCGAACAGGTCAGAAACCACATCTACAATTCCCTGGATAATCGTACTTGCCGTATCGATGAATCCATTAAGGAACCCTTCTATCAGTGCAGATACGCCCGGAAATTCTTCACTCAGCCCCTCGCAGAATCCGGCTACGAAATCTTTTGCAGCCCGGATGATAAGCGGCAGATTTTCTTGTACCGCCTCGCCAAGTTTACTCAGCATTTCACCGAAAGAACGGCCTATCTCCTCGGAATGGTCGCTTAATGCCTGCAAAAATTCCGTAAACAAATAAATACCGGCGGACCACATATCCCCGGCAACATTCAGAATCGCTTTTACAAGCTCAGCAACTACAGTTGCTCCGGCCTCTGCAAATTCTTCCTGGTGGTCCATGATGGCATTTATGAACGTACCTACCAGGTCCTCTGCAACCCCTATCAATGTAGGTGCTGCCTCCATAGCCATCTGTGCCAGCTCAGCGAGTGAATTTCCAAACGCCTCAATCAGACCGTCAAATCCTTTTTCCGCCATGGCTTCATTCATATCCTCTACCATGCTGGTAATGACTTTGACCGTTTCTTTCATCGGTTCCTGTACTTCTTCGTACAGGGCAATACCTACAGATTCCAATGCACTCTTGCAGAGTGTGATTGCTCCCTGTAGGTTATCATTCATGGTGTCTGCCATTTCCTTGGCCGCACCATCCGCATCGTAAATAGAATCCGTCAACTTCTGGTAGTCTTCATCGGACGCATTCACGATAGCCAGCAATCCACTCATAGCCTCCTGGCCGCCGAGTGATGCTGCAAACTGTGCTTTCTGTGCTTCTGTCAGGCCTGCAAATCCAGAACGCAGGTCATTCATAATCTCTTTTAGAGACTTCATGGAACCGTCACTGTTCGTCAGTGAGATTCCTAACTGGTCCATAGCCGCCTGTACTTCTTTGGTCGGCTTCGCCATTCTCGTAAAGATGCTTCGTAGAGATGTACCGGCCTGGCTTGCCTTGATTCCGGAGTTCGCCATCAGACCGATTGCCGTAGCACAGTCTTCAACGCTGAATCCTAAGGCTCCGGCTACGGGGGCAACGTACTTGAACGTCTCGCCCATCATTCCTACGTTGGTATTGGAATTGGATGCTGCCTTTGCCAGCACATCTGCAAAATGTGTAGCATTGGAAACTTCCTTCGAGTACCCGTTTTTGATGATGGTTGTTGTTCCGTCTGCCGCCAGTCCGAAGGCAGTCATCGCATCGGTAACAATGTCACTCGTCGATGCAAGGTCTTCCCCAGACGCTGCCGCCAGGTTCATAATACCTTCAATACTGTTCAGCATATCTCCGGTTTTCCATCCGGCCATCGCCATGTAATGGAAAGCCTCGGCACTTTCTGTGGCACTGAACTTCGTCTTGGCGCCCATTTCTTTTGCCTTATCAGCAAGCTGCTGAATCTCTGTAGCCGAAGCACCGGAAATTGACTGGACCTTACTCATTCCTGCCTCAAAGTCAGAACCGACCTTGATTGCAGCCGTACCAATACCGGCTACCGCTGTTGCGGCACCGGCCAGAATAGTAGTGGTAGCCTTAATCGCTCCGCTCGCCATTCCAGATAATTTGCTTAGTCCGCTCTGGAAACCGGAACTATCTATGCTGGTGTCAAATTTCAGCGTACCATCATAGCCCATGTTCTCACCTCAATTCTTCGGCTCAATCATCGGCTCATAATGGCACTACTTGATTTGTTTTCCGTCTTTGATTTTTAATTCAAAACGGGCATGACAATTTCTCCCTTTACAGGAGACCATCACGCCCGAACACTCCGCCGTCTCTTCAAAAAACAACGGCATTTTATATTTACACTCCGGGCATTCCACCCGTATCATTTTCTTCTTTACATCTTCAATAGCCAGTCACCTCCTACAGCAGTCCCGTAAGGTCGCCGCCATTCATGAGGGCTTCTGCTATTGCATCTACCTTCTCTTCCTCATCAGCAGGCAACGGTAAAGCATACAGTTCTTTCTTCCTGCGGTAGAAGTCTCTCTGCTCCTTCGTCATGGTCGCATCAATGTCTACGCTTCGATACTCCATAATCTTACTGAACTCCAGGTCAGAGGACAGCGTTCTTAGTAAAGCCTTAAACTTCCACCAGTGCAGATATTCAATATCCTGTAGGTCTATGTGATACTGCGTCAGAAACGCCGAATAGATGTAATCATCGTCATGCTCAAAAGAATAAATCCTTTGCACTCCCGTCGTTCCTTCTACTGCTCCGGCTCTCTTCTCACGCCATCGTTTACCACCGGCATAGAACCACAACAACCCATCCACCGCAGCATCCAGATTCTCCGGAATCTCCGGATATACCAGTTCCAGACCTTGCCTTGCTTTCTCAGCGTCCGAAAGATCCGGGTCCTGCATCATCATTTCAAACAGAATGAAGGTACGGAAGTTTGTTTCTATCGCATACTCCGTACCTTCAATCTCTACTGTTTCCGGAAGATAGTCTACAAGCATGTTGTGGTTCATGAATTATCACGCCCACTCGCATTACCGATTGGCGTTACTACTGCTCCGTTCTTGCCATGCTTATTTTTCTTACCTTCCTGGCGTCTCTGTGCCCGGTTCATGTTGTACTTGTTGGTAATCGCATTTACCTGGCCTTTCATCTTACCAGCCTCAGAAGAAACAATTCCGAAAGCATCCATGCAGATTGCCAAGTTGTTTTTACCCTTGAACAGCTTTTCAGCCGTTCCGTCTCCGAATACCTCATCGAAGAAATTTTTCACGATTCCGCACATCTCCCGGATGCCATCCGCATTCGACAGCTCCGTATGCTTCTTGGATTTCTCGGCTCTTTTCACAACCTCATCCATGGATTTCTCATAAACCTCCATAGTATCTGCATCGAACAGATCTAACTCTAATTCCTGTCCACAAATTTTTAACATGCTCATATTACTTTACCTCCAAATTCTAAGCCGCAGCTTCTTCAAATGTCTTTGATTCTGTGTTGAAATATCCGTCAAGCGGATCGCCTACTGCATTGAGATTTCCACTCATGCTCTGTTTCTTCTCTCCAGATACGCCGCTCACTTCGGCGGATACCAGGAACTTTCTGGCCGCAAATGTGTTTGCAACCGGTGTAGATTCACTCTGCTTCTGGTCCCATAACTCTACTCTGCAATACTCAAATTCTGCATCGCTGCCGGTTAAATGATTTCTCCCTACATGGTACAGTGCATTGACCGCATCCTGGCTCTTAATGAGTCTCGCTTCAAACGGAAATACCGATGTGTAGGATACAACAGAGGAAGAGGAAGACGGCTCACACACATACTTCTCAGATTCGCTCTCTGCTCCGAAGGTTTCATCCAGTGTTGTGAAACCAACACCCATCAGTACCCAGTTCGGCTTTTCAGATGTTCCGATATTCAGATAATCCGCAAACTGGTGTCTCTGTACCACTTCTCTTGCGCCACTTACATTACCTGCCATTTTTACTTGCCTCCTTAAAATACAATAATCGCAAGGAAATCTGATACCTTGCGTTCTTCATAGCTCCATCAAAGATATATCCAGGGGAAAGAACCTCTATCTCTTCTGCACACATTCCTTCCGGAAGCTCCGGGAGGTTGCCTGCCATGCTGTTCTCCTCTACCCAGTCCGCAAATTCTTCATAGAACGTGCTGTTCTCTATGTTCTGTACCCGGTCCATGCTGTAAAACTCCCTGGAACCGAACTGGAACTGATACTGCCGTTCCGAACTGCCGTCTACATATCTCTGGATTACCGGGTCGAATATTCCGGTCTCTATGGTGTACTCTACTGGGTCTGGCCCAAGGGCATCTACCCGGAATACACCGTCTTTCAAAAGAGGGCATTTCAGAAAATACTCTGTTATGCCCTCCAGTACACTATTTACTTCCATGTGACCTCCTAAATCTTATCTGCTCCTCGCAGAATATCTTCTTTTTCAGCCACCTTCGTTCTCTCAAACCAATGTGCTCCTCGGTTCGCATCATACGGTCTGGTGTCTGCTGTTCCGTAATACTGCATGGCAGCATACGGGGCAATGTAATCTACCTCTCCACTGCCTACATCCGTTCCCAGTTTGCCGGATTTCTCCAACATACCAGTCTGGAACGGAACCCTCGGACTGCACCTTCTCAGTACCTCCGAATCTACAAACATCTGCTTTCTGCTGAACTGAGCATTCCTTTTTGCCGCAAAATCCTGGTTCCAGGTCAGCTCCGCTTTCCCGTTCCCGGAATTGATGATTGAGCCTTTCGGAGTAGTGATCTTTTTCAGTGCCATCACGCACCCCCTATTCTCCAGTGCTTCGTCCTGTCGGTTCCTCTGATTGTATTGTCGGCATACTCTGTGACAGTCACAAAATCTTCATCGTGCTGTCTCAGCTTTGCCAGCTCCTCAATCGTCTCTTTCAGAATGATGCCCTGGCGGAAACTGAACGTATCGAACAACCACTGTCCGGCCACCACATACTGTCCTCGCACAATATAAGCTCCCTTCTGGATAGTCCAGTATCTCTCTGCCTCTTCATCTGACAGCTTCTTGTATTTTTCTTCGCTTATATACTGCTTTCCGGCTTCTACTGTCGCTGTGGCCGGGATTCGGATTACGCATTTTGCCTTATCCCTACGGTCCGTGTCTGATACCGTCTCTCCCTTTGATCCATACCACGAAACCCCCATGATTCTTGTCGCACAGAGTTTTTCCCGGCGGTCTGCTCCAATTCTCAGATTAAAGATTGTCACATCACTGTTTGTCGTCATACTCTTTCACCCACCCCCTGTTCAGCAGTCCGGTGTTCGCCAGGTATGACCTCACAGCCCTATACATTTCATTATGCAACGCCGTATCATTCATGGCATCCGCATAGCTGATGGAATATCCATCGTTAGATTCCGACTTCACAACAGCTTCTCTCTTTTCGTTCTGCACTGCCACCGTATCAGCTACACAGCAGATTGCATCCTTGATTGAATCTACAATTGAACTCAGTCTTGCAATCCGGCCAAACGTAACCTGGTTCACGAATGCTTCTGAAATATTCTCAACTCTCTTGAAATCATTCTCCGTTTTTATCTGCGTGCCACCGTAATCATTTTTGTAGTATGTGAAATCCACATACGGTCTTCTTACGTCCTCCTGGACCATCGAAACACCCCTTTCTGATAAATTGGTAGGCTGCAAAGAAAAATCAGCTATTCGCCGGGTTTACGCCCTCCTGCGTAGCTGAATCTTTTTTGCCGGTCTTCTTTTCTTTCGGAGAAGATGTGCCCGTTCTGACTTCCGGCTCCAGGCTTTCAAGCGAATAGCCCATGCTTTTGTAATATGCTGCCTTTCTTTCGGGAATCCGGCAGGAACTCCCGTCTTTCGTTGCTAAATACATAAGCTACCTCCTACTCAGTTTTCTTTGAGCCTTTGGCCGCCGGTTTCTTTTCTGAATCCTCAGAAGTCGGTGCAACTGCTCCCATTGTAGCCTGTGCCTGGATTGCAGCTTTCAGTTCATCGTTCTCCTTCTGAAGCTTAGTAATCTTCTTGTCTGCATCCTCCGCATACAGGGTAGCCTCTTCCAGTTTGGCTTTCAGTTCATCGTTCTCCTTCTTGAGCTTTTCAGCAGTCGCCTTAATGTTCTCCGGCTCGAACAGCACATTGTCATTCTCATCCCTGATAATGTAGCCCATCTTCTTGTACTCATCGAATTTCTCATCCGGGATTCTGAGAACTCTGTTCTTTTTCTCAACTTTATACATATGGTTTCTCCCTTCAAAAATTGGCTCCATGCACACGCACAGAGCCAGTAATCAGTTTCTCTTATACACTCACATGGAAATCAATAGCGTCCATCTTGTGAGGCAGGATAAATACATCCTCGAAAGACTCCTCGAAGTAGTCATATTTACCCTGGGAACCTGCGGACGGCGGGTCGAGCTGAGCGAACTCGTAGGAAATCGGTGTGATTACCGCCATCGGATGTACCAGAACCATGTTGATCTGCTTCGCTGTGGAATCTACCTTCCAACCCTCGGTAAAGTCATACTTCGTCTTCATCATGTCACTCGGTACGCTCTCCGGAATCTTCACATCATCAATAGAATTGATTGCTCTCTTGATTGCATCAGAACGGCTACCTACATCAACGGTTCTGTAAATCTGCTTCGCATTGTTGATGAGCGTTCTGACATCCGGTGTCACATACAGAATTCTTCCGGCTCTCGGAACTCTCTTATTATCCATGTTCTTCATCATCTCATCAAAGACGGTCAGCACATTCTCCTCTGTCAGCACTTCACTGTGGGCTGTCTTCGCTCCGTCAGTAGTCCAGTCTGCATACAGCTTGGAAATGCAGTAAGCATTCATTTCCGGGAACTTCTGCTCCTCGTTGTAAACCTTCGTGATATTTCCGATTGCCACTACACCCTTGGTCTCGGCAATATCTCTCGGATGTACCAGCGTCTGCCACTGTCTGTGGTTCTCCAGAGTCAGCGGTTTCCACTCGTTGTTATAGTTACGTTTTCTGGTTCCGATGGTATCTCTATCTCCATCGGTACGGCCAGTTGTGGAAATTGTCGGCACCTCGATAACTCTGGAATTTACCCAACGGAATCTTCCATTGTTCGGTGTCGCAAATAAATCTCCAAAATACAGAACATACGGGAACATCTGCTCCAGTGTCTGTAAATACTCGGTTGCATAATTTAATTTCGCCATTTCATTCTCCTCCTGTTAGTTTTTGTCTGGCTGTCTGATTAAGTTGAACCCGAACGGATTAAACGGTGTTTCTTTGCCCTTGACTCCTTCGCCTCCGGCTCCGCCAGTTCCTCCAACTCCTCTCGCAAAGAACGGCTTTCCTTCCTCTTCCTCATGGGAATCGTCTGCCGGATCGCTATCATCTTCGATAACAAAAGCTCCCTTGTAGTCGTCATTTTCCATGAGAGACTTCATGAACTCATCGCCTCCCAGGAACTTTCCGTCTTCCAGGGTAAAGTTCTTCTTTTCAAACTCTGCTCTTACACCGTTTTCAGCAGGCTTGCTGGAGAACTTATAACCACCCATGAACATATCCAGTGCATGGGTACGCTCCTGGGCTGCAAGCTGTGCAGTCAGCTTCTGTGTCTCCTGGGTGTACTTTGTCTCCCAGTCCTTTGCAGACTGCTTAATGCCGTCAATATCCATGTCCTTGTAGGACTGAATCGTTGTATTGGCATCTGACAACTGCTGCTTTACTCCGTCCAGCTCTGTAATCTTGGCATCTAGTTTCTCCTTCGACACATAGCCTCCGGCTTTCACATCTACTACCTGAATTTTCTTGTCGGCATCAATCGCCGCCTCCAGTTCCGCATAGGTCATAGCCTTAGGCTCTTCGCCGTCCTTCGGGGTTCCAAAAAATTTCTTTAAAAATTCGTAAGCCATTTCACTTACCTTCCTTTCTTCGTTTCGCTGATTTCGTTTAGATTCCGGTTCACTCCGGCACTGCTATCGTGCGTTTATATCTCCGCACGCAAGAGAAGGAGACAGTTTATATGCCATATCACAGGGCAAAAAACAACAGCCAGGCGTTCCACCAACGGACCGGCTGACTGCTATTTGTTTTCGTGGTCTTAAAGGGTGTCTATGAACTTCTGAGAGTTCCCAGGACACGTTTTAAGTGCTTCAATGGTAAATTGTAAGGCTTAATGTGTTACAGCCCTATACGGGGCGAATACCATTTCACCCATGGTTGGGAGATAGCAGGATCACCTCCTTCCTACTCTTCTGTAAATACAACCCAGTCCTTAGCTGCCATATCTGTTTGAGACGGTGCCCATGGTACAATTCCTTTCGGTGCATTTTCATTGTCGCTCACAAGCCCCGTAGTCACGATATAGACGTACTGCTGAGTCATTTTGCTGTGTTCGTCCGGGAACTGCATTTCAAGATAGATTCCCTTCCCATTCCAACCCTTTCTTGCTACTTTGACACCACGCTCCAGGAATTTGTACGCATCCCCGAACCCAAAAGTAGCTTCTCCACCGAGTTCCGGGCAGTTCTCTTCATCAGCAATCTGCCACTCATCAGATGCGATATTGTCAAAGGTGTATTCCGGGCGTTCTGTCTGGCGGATATCCAGCTCCTCTCCGTCTTTGGTGTGCATCATGATTGTTTTCTTCTCTGCATCCCAGTACCAGTAGCCGCCCCAGTTTGGCAGCTTTACCTTCGCACCCTGTTTCATCAGCATATAAGCATCTGAAAACATCATGGTTGGTCCGAAATCCGCACAAATGCAGGCCTGCTCAATGTAAATATCCTTGCAGTTCGCATGAACCAGGTCTTCATTGTAGGTGCGGTCAATGTACTTCATCTTCTCCTCAACATTCGGATTGACAATGGTTTCTGTCTCTCCAGTCGGCATGTGGATATACAGGAAAATCATTTCTGGCTCTTTACCTTTCCCTTTCAGCTCCTCATACTGCTTCATCAGTTCTTCTTTCTTCATGCTTATTTCCTCGCTTTCTTATTCGCCCATACAGCTTTTCCACTGACTGAGCGGTTAAATGATACCAAGTTACCGTTGCCGTCATATACGGCTGATACCTGCGTTCTGGCAGTATCTATGCTCCGTCCGGTCTGCTTGCAGAAATCTTTCATCTGCGATTCCTTCTCTTTCAGCTTAACGGATTCTTTCTGGAATTCCTCCCGGAAGTACGCTCTGTCTGCTTCTGACTGGACCGTCTGGATATACGAATCATAGGCAGCCAGGATTCTCTTGTACTCCCTAACTGCCCTTTCATACTCCCGTTGTTTCTGCATACACTCATACTCCGTAAGAAGATTTCCGGCAAACGAATACTTCGGTCTGCTGTAGTCCTCCAGGTTTTCTTTTGTATATGCCGGTTTTGAGATTCCCGGCCAGTACGGATAGAAACTGTGTCTACAATTCCAACCGCACAAACCAGCTCCTGTTCCATATCCGGTTGCCTCATAGAAGTTTTCGTACCCCGGAGCTGTACCCTCAATCTTGAATACCTTGCCCTGCCAGACTGAATGTGAAGGTCTGGCTCCGGCATGAGCCGTTGTCTCGTAATACTCGGCTCCAAGTTCCGAAGCGTATAACTCCGTCAGCTTTCCGGCTGTCTGATTTACTCCGGTCAGCAGAGCTGTTCTTATGGCTGTATCCAGCTTCGAGACATACCCACTGTCATACATGACCGATGTTCCTTTTACTGCTGCATCCCGGATAGCCTGTCTGATTGCCTCCTGGTACGAAAAAGCACCGGACGTAACCTTCATATAGGCTGCGTTCAGTGCCTGCATATACTCCTGCTGTGTGGCTATCGCCGTTGTCAGCGTAAGGTTTCCTATTTCTCCCCTGCACTTCTCAGTGGCGGCCTCCATGGTTCTCTGCATCGCTCCAGAAAGAACAATATCTGATGTTTTCAGCTTTCCGGCCTGCAATAACGGCTTTGCATCCTGCAACATCCCGGTCAAGCCTGCATCCTGGAATAATCGCAATATTTCTGTATCGGATTTCCCTGTCAGAACACCAACTTCCCGGATTACATCATCCATCAACGCTCCGGACTGCTTCGCCTGTTTCAACTGCCACTCGGCTGTCGGTGTGATTCTTCCAGTCTTTGCTATCCTTCGTGCCACATCTCGGATGATCTGCTCATTCAACACATCGCACATTCCCAGATAACCGGAAGAAAAGCTATTCAAATATTCTGGTGTCAGCACTGCTCACACCTCCTATTCTTCTGTAGGAAATCTGGCTACCGGCTCCGGCATCATGTTCTTTGCCTCTTCCTCCGAGCATCCAAAATACCACGCAAGAAACGCTTCTGTTTTCAGCTTTCCGGCAACCACCATGGACCATCTACGCTGATACTCAGCTTCTGTGTCTTCCAGAACTCCATCGCCCCAGTTACAGTTCAGCTCCGTTTCTCCGTCCGGAACCATATCATAAAGCAATGCCAGAACCCTCATGGCGTATATGATTTTCTTAAATCCCTTATGCCATGCGTCCTGCATCGCCGTTACCGTATGGTATGACCTCTGCTTTGATACCC